AGCAGTCGCAGAATACACCGCATCAAAGCGCACCGTATTTGAAGCAGCTGCAGGCGATGTCATCACGACCGATACACCGGGTCTCTTGCCAGTTCCAGTTCTCGGCCCATTGGTACAAGACCTCAACTTCTTGCGTCCAGTCGTCGAGGCAGTTGGCGCTCGCGCTTACCCAGACAGTGGACAATCAAAAACCTTTATTCGTCCAACGATCACCACGCACACCAGCGTCGCATCGCAATCAGAATTGGGTTCAGCATCAGCAACAACCATGGTCATTGCGTCCAACTCGATTAGCAAGACCACACTTGCTGGACAAGTAACCCTTTCCGTACAGGACATCGACTTCACTTCGCCTGCCGCAATGCAGCTGATCTTGAATGACTTGATGGGCGAGTACATGATCGCTTCTGACAACTTGGCAGCAGACAACATGCTCACCGCAGCAACATCATCTGGTGTCTGGGACGGAACAGTTGCCGACTTGCTCAAGTCTGTATACGACGCAGCAAGCGACATCTCAAGCAACCGCAACTGGCTGCCAACCCACATGTTCGTTTCCGTCGATGTCTGGGCGCAATTGGGCCAGCTCGCAGATACAACGGGCCGTCAAATCTTCCCGTTGATCGCCAACGGTCTCAGCGGATACAACGCCGCAGGATCGCAAAGCGCAACATCATGGAACGGCAACCCACTCGGCTTGCAGCTTGTAGTTGACAGCAACTTCGCTGCCAAGACCATGATCATCACCCGTGTTGGTCAAGGCCAAGGCGATGCTTACGAGTTCTACGAGTCAATCCGTGGCCTCATGAGCGTCGAGCAGCCATCAGTGTTGGGACGCAACATGTCCTTCCACGGCTATGTATCGACCTTCGCTGCAATCTCTGGAATGATCCGCAAGATCACACAGGCCTAGTCGAGAGCGGAGCATCCGCTCATGGCTGTTTACAGCGTTACACAAAAGTATCTACTGGATGATTACGCCGTACTGCAACTTCTGACCCCATCGGAAATTGCAGTCGGTCAATCCATTACAGTCGCATCAGTTGATGCAACATTTAACGGCACTTACACTGTTCGCGCATTGCCCCAGTATCTGTACATCGGTATAGACACTGAGGGCGATCTGCTTTATGACATAAATGTGCCTATTGCTAATCAGGTGCTGTACACAAAAGTTGCTGACAATGTTGAGCGTGTTGCTGCCACTGGCACGGTTACCTACACGCAGACCTGCACATGGGTCACTGCCGCGCAGCTTGTCACTTACCTTGGCGTACAGATCACAAACCCATCAGACGATTACACGCTGATAACACAGGCCGTATCGGCTGGCTGTGACTTTGCATATCGTCGCCGTCAAGAGGCTGGTTACATCGACAGTCTTACAACTAGTCCGGGTGGGGATGCCACTCTCGGCACACTCATGTACTGCGCGGCCCTCTGGCGCAGCCGTGGCTCGCTCGAAAACACTTTCGCATCCTTTGACGGAATGGGCACAGCGCCTCAGCAGAGCCTCACACCGATCGTTAAACAGTTGCTTGGCATCGACAGGCCTGCCTGCGCCTAATGGCTTACACAGACGCTCTCAACGGGGCTATTGACAGCCTCACGACCACACTCACAGCCGTCACTGGCCTGCGAGTAGTCAACGACCCCACAAAGCTCGTACCGAACTGCGTTTACATTGACGCGCCATCCTTTACCACGATCGCTGGCAATGGCAACATCATCCGCATGGACTTCCCAATCAAGGTCATCGGCTCAGGGCCAGCAGGCCTACCAGTCCTACGCAGCATCCTTGACATCGTCAGCAAAGTCCTACTCAGTCCGATCATCGTCATGGCAGGCCGTCCCAGCAACCTAGAAATTGGTGGGCAGCTCTTCCCGTGTTACGACCTCGACTGTGGCATACAAGCACAAAGCGCATAAGGAGAAACCATGTACACCATTATCAGCCCACGCCTAGGTAACCCGGGCGATCAGTTCATCCCCGAGGACGGTGTCAACATTGACGCACTGCTCGACGGCGGCCTGATATCCACCGACACTGCAAAGAAATCATCTAAAGTCAAATCAGAACCCAAGGAGCAATAGACATGGCTATCAGCAGCACTTACCTTTCTAACCCAAGCATCACGATCAACTCGGTTGACTTGTCCGATCAGTGCACAAGCGCGGTCATCAACTATGTGTCGGAGCAATTAGAAAACACGACATTTTCCAACACTTCGCGCAGCTTCACATCTGGCCTGTACTCGAACACTGTCACCGTAACTCTTTATCAGTCATATGCAGCTTCGGAGACTGAGGCCAGCATTTACAGCCTTGTGGGCACAACCACGACGCTTGTCTTAAAGCCAAGTTCATCGGCTGTCGGTGCGGCTAACCCTTCGTACACTTTGACGGGCGCATTCTTGTCGGCACATACACCGATCAACGCTTCGCTCGGCGAACTGTCCACAATTGACCTGACATTTAGCGGTGGCGTTTTAACTAAAGCCGTCGCATGATCTCGCGGCATCAGCCGCTGAGAATTACAAGTAGCAAGACCGCACAAGCGGAGCCTTGCCCGACAAAGGAGAAACAATGAAAGTCAAACTATCTATCGACCTTGGCGACGGTAAGCCAGCGCGCGAGATGACTACCAACATGCTTGCCATTGTTGACTGGGAACGAACAGAGAACCGTCGATCAGCAGACGGCAAAGGCATCGGGTTCAGCGACATGTGCTGCTGGGCTTTTACGCTTTGCAAACTTGCTGGAGACAAAGTGCCAGCCAACTGGCGCGAGTGGGTTGCCGAAAACCCGGACATGACCATTACACCTATCAACGAGGTAGCAGACGAGACCCCTTTCATCGAGGGACTTGGCGGCGAAGCCTCTGCGAAGTCCTAGCGTTAACAGGCTTCTGGCCAAAGGAGATCGAGTTCACTATGCGAGACCTGAACACTGTCACCTATGTGCTTGAGCAGATGCACCGCAAGAAGTAACCATGCCTGTCTCTCACAGCGTCGAAGTAGTCGGTCTGAAAGAAACGATAAACGCCCTACGCAAGATTGACCCACAGCTGCAAAAAGACTTTAAGGCTGAAGCGACAGCGATCGCACAGCCAGCAATCCAGGCTGCAAAACTTGCATACAGCCAGTTTCCATTGTCAGGCATGGCGCGCAAGTGGTCTGATCGAGGGCGCAAGATATTCCCGTTTACAATCTCGGGCGCACAGTCAGGCGTAAAGATGCGCTTTGACACTCGCCGCAACGCTGTAGGCGTAATCCTGATCGAGCAAAAGAACCCAGCGACAGCAGTGTTTGAGGGTGCAGGCCGCAAAGACACAAACCGTTTAGGCACATCACTTGACTCGGTCAGTGCCGAGCGTGGCTTTGCGATGGCGATGCCGGGTAGGACTCGACTTATTGGCCCAGCGGTCTATAAAGCTCGGCGCGGTATTGAGTCTGAGATGGAAAAGATGGTGCTTAAGACCGTCAACCAAATACAGAAAGAACTCAACTAATGGCACTGTCAATCCCAATTATCAGCGAGTTTCAAGGCGGCGGCGTTGACAAAGCCATTAAACAGTTTCAGCAGCTCGACGGCGTAGGCGCAAAGACAGGCTTTGCATTAAAGAAAGCGTTTCTGCCTGCTACTGCTGCGCTCGGTGCATTGACTGCTGGCATCGGTCTAGCCACTAAAGCAGCAATGGAAGACGAGGCTGCACAGCTTGAATTGGCTCGCCAGTTACGCACCACGACACAAGCCACAGATGCCCAGATTAAGGCGGTTGAGCAGTCTATTAGCGCCTTTAGTAAGCAGACCGCAATGGCTGACGATCAACTGCGCCCAGCCTTGGCGAACCTTGTACGCGCTACAGGCTCGCTTGAGTTGTCACAAAAGGCAATGGCGGTCACTGCCGATCTAGCTACAGCCAAAAACATTGACATGGAGACTGCCAGCGTCGCGGTGTCTAAAGCTCTTGCAGGCCAGACGACTGCGCTGATCAAACTAGACCCATCGCTTAAAGGCGTAATTGACTCGTCTTCGAGCGCCGATGAGATTATGCAGGCGCTTAACAATTCGGTCGGTGGCGCTGCTGAGACTTTCGCCAATAGTGCTGAAGGCGGTCTGAAGAACTTTGGCATTCAGATGGATGAATTAAAGGAGAGCATCGGAGCGGCGTTTATTCCTGTCATGGAAAAGATGCTGCCGCTAGTTCTTAACTTCACGACATTCCTGCAAGACAACACCACAGCCCTGCTAATAGTTGCTGGCGCAATCGCAGCAATGACAGCAGCCATAGTTACCGCCAACATCGCTATGAAGGCTTACAACGCTTTACAGATCGTCATAACGGCAGCCAACGCTGTGCTCGCAGGCTCATTCACTACGGTCTCGCTATCGGCTGGTGTGCTGGCTAAAGGCTTAGGCGTAGTCATGATTACCCTTGCCGCGCTGTACGAGCTGTACCGCGAAGGCCCTCGAGCAATCGCAGAGTTTATGCTGCCGTTTAAGCAGTTCGCTGTCGGCGTGTACAACTCGGTCAAGGTAGTTGCCAACGGTATAAACCAAATTATTAACGCCGCGATCATTGGACTGAACCAACTGATTAACGCGCTCAATGTGATACCGGGTGTCAGCATTGACTTAATACCGCTAGTACCGATGCTCGAATACACAGCACTGCCAGAACTAGACACGCCAGCTGCTCGAGGCTCAGGCTTTGCGCGTGAAGGCGGCACAGGCTCTATTGGCTCAAGCCCTATGGCAATGATTGAGTCTGCGCTAGTAGCACCAGCACCAGCTGCTGGTGGCGGCGGTGGCAAGTCCTCAAGCGTTCTAGACCTATCTAAGAATTATGCAGGCAACATGGGCGGCAACTACGGCATCACAGGCAACGCAGCAGACTTCTCCAGCCTCTTTGATCAGTTCATGGTTGAGCGCGGCACACCGATCACAGTTAATGTAAACGGCGGTCTAGCAACCTCAGCTGACATTGGTCGCGCTGTAGTGAACAGCATTAAAGCCATGAACCGAGTGGACGGCCCAGCACAAATACAGGTCGCCTGATGGCTGCCACGATCGTCCAGTCAGGGTCTTACGATCTCAAAATCGCTACAGGCTTCCTCGTTGACGCTTTTACGCTTGACGACCCAGTGAAGGGCTTGCTGGACTCGACTGATTATGTGCTGGACGGTACGACAGAGTTTGCATCCGTAATCGACGGCGCTACAGGCATCAGCGTGTTCCGTGGACGCAGAGACATCGGCGACCAATTCACTGCTGGCACAATGAGCTTTGATCTCAACGACACATTCACAGGCGGCATTTTTAACCCGTTTGATACGCAGTCACCGTATTACGATACCGCTCAAGCTGTGCCGGGTCTAGCCCCTATGCGAAAGGTCGTGCTCAGTCGTGAGGGTGAAGAACTGTTTAACGGCTACATCGTTGACTACTCGTACAATTTTAATCTTGGCGGCCTTGACACCGTCAGCGTCGCTTGCGCTGATGACTTTTATCTGCTCAGCCAGACCTACATGGACGAGTTTAATGTGACCGAGGAATTAGCCAGCGATCGCGTTGAGGCAGTGTTAGACCTGCCCGAAGTCAACGCTTTTACTGGCGTAGGTGAGCGCAGCATTGAAACATCAACGATCACCCTTGGCGGAGCAGCTGCGTACACCGTCCCTAACGGCACATCGGTCGCAGCGTACATGGCAAAAATTAACGAGTCGGTACAGGGACGCATCTTTATCTCGCGCGACGGGGTGTTCACATTCCAAGACCGCATCGGTGACACGCTTTCAGCGTCCTCAGCAGACTTTCACGATGACGGCACAGCGATCCCTTACGACAATGTGGGCATCTCGTTTGAGGCTAATCAGGTCATTAACAGAGCGTCAGTAACTCACGCGGGGGCTACAAGCCCAGAGATCGCCGAGGACTTAACCTCGCAAGCCACCTACTTTATTCAGACCACAGCCATCACCGACGCGCTAGTCCACAACGACACAGCAGCTCTTGACCTTGCCAACTACCTGCTCGTAGGCCAGCCAGAGGCGCGTTACACCAATGTGTCGACCCCGTTTGCAGCTCTTACCGATGCCCAGCGCGACATTGTGGCAGTCCTCGAGATCGGCAACACGATCACCATAGAAAAGTCATTTACTAGCGGAGTTACGATCACATCATTGGCTCAAGAGCTAGCCATTGAGGGCATCCAACACGAGATTGACCTATCTACAGGCCACAGGATTACCCTGTTTACCTCACCGACCACGCTCGTTTTTGAACTGATTTTGGACGACAGTGTGTATGGTCGCATAGATGAAGAAAATGTCTTAGGATAAGGAGCACTTATGGCAGCAAAATGGACAGCATTCGTATCTGGAGCCGTGTTAACGGCCCAACAACTTAAT